CTGATAGGGCATGACAAGAATCCGCCAACCTGTCGGTTGGGGCAGGCGTTCTACCAAGGGCTTGTCAAGGAGTTCGGGGTCGAGGACACGCTCCTCGGGTTTGACGTAGGCAGCCTGAGCAGACACAGGCTCACTTGCCGCCTTGGTCTTGTTAATGCGTTCCACAAGGTGGTCAGGAAGATAAAGCTTCGAGGGCATCTTCTGTTGTTCTCTCCAGCAGGGCTCGAAGTTCTTCTCTGGCAAAAGCGAGGCCCCGTATCTCGCCAACCATGCTCTGGTACTGCTCCCAGTTCGCGGGAGAGCCCGTCGCGACCATCTCAACGATGTCGGCTTCGCGCTCTCTTAAAACCTTATACAGCGCTTTCGACAAGCTAACAACATCCATGCAAGAACCTCCGTATAAGTTTCTTGTTCATCGCATGAAAGTGACGTCCTGTCACTCAGAAAACGCCCAGAAACCTCTGCGGCCGAGCGGCATCACTGAAGCGGCTGTTGACCATTCCGCCTTGCGCGTAGCGCTTTTTCCCGGCGTTTGACAGGGCAATGGCGACCGCCTGCTTCTGCGGGCGGCCCTCCTTGACCAGCATGCTGATGTTCGAAGACACGGTCTTCTGCGACTTTCCAGACTTCAGCGGCATCAGAAGGCCCTCTGTCTTGAGACCGACGCTTGGCGCTGAACCTCGATACGCTCGCGGTTCACCTCGTTGCGCTCGTCGGCGATCTGCTCTTGCAGCTCCAAGCGGGCGGCGTCGGTGGTTGCGCGCTGTTTCTGGTTGGCGGCGTCCATCAAAAGCTGGGCCTTGTCCATCTCGGCCTTGCGCTCTTCCGCCTTGTTCTTCAGCTCGAGTTCCCGCATGCGGATCATCACCAGCGGGTCGGCCATTGGATCGGGTCCCTGCGGCGAGATCATCGGCAGCAACTCGTCCATGAGCTCTTTCTGACGAATGGCGACAAGCTGCTCGACTTGAGCGGGGTCCTGCATTTGCTGCTGCGCCTGCATCAGCATGCGCTGCACCATTTGAGGGTCAGCTTTTCCAGCCATGGCCTGAGCCTCTGCCGACTGCATCAACTGCATAATCTGATTCTGGACGTCGTTCCGAGCCTTGAGCGCGATGTGCTCAAGTACGTGTGCGTAGAAGACGCCCATCGCAGACGGCGAAGTAGAGACCAACGGGGTCTTCATGAAGGCCACGTGGAGCTGGATGTGGACGTCGTGAAGCTGTTCGGGGAAGGCCTGCGCCAGTTCGCCCATCAGGATACGTGCGTTCTCGGTCACCGGGTCAGTGGGCTGCGGCTCCGGCGGAGCAGGCAGGATTTCCTCGATGTTCTGGACCTCGAGGGCCTGATACATGCGACGGAACGCGGCATGCATGTTGTGCATCTGCGGTGCCGACTGAGCAAGTTGAAGCTGTGTCTGGGCCAGAGTGACGCGCTGCGCCATCGAGAAGATGTTCGGATCGCTGACAGGGATCACGTCGACCCGGTCGTCGAAGTCTGCAGCAAATACTGTCCGCTCCGCCCCGGCAACCTCGTAGGGGTACTCCTGCGGAAGGTTGTCTGCAAAAATGCGCGCAAGGATGCGGAACTCGGTCTTCTGTGCGTAATGGAGGCGTTTGTGGATCGCCGACATAACCTTCATGCCGCGCTCGAGAAGAGCGACGGTGGTCCCGACAGGGGCCTCTTGGTTCATGTTCCCGGTCTTCTCGTCCGCCAGCGAGATGAAGCGACGTCCCGCGTCGATCAGGCTGCCAAGCAGTTGGGCCAGCGTTGCGCTTGGCTCCTTGTAGGGCAGCGGCATAATCGAGTTGCGGAGGTCCCCACCGGGGGCGTCGATGTCGCGGAACTCGCCCGGGCGGATCGGCTCGTCGCTGTTGCGGACCCGAATGCCCTTGGCCTTGAAGCCGCCCGGCAGGTTCGCCAAGGTGCCCGCGTCAATCAGCTGACGCAGAATCGACGTAGCAGCACGGCCAAGACCGCCGATCATGTGGATCAGACCAAAGCCGTAGAAGCCCAGACCCGGCATGAACTTGTAGTGGACGAAGTACTGGCGCTTCTTTGCGAGGTCCGTGCCCTCTTCAAAGTTACGGCGGATCGACAGGATTTTGGACGACGCCTTGTCGATGGTGACGATATACGGCAGCTCGATACCTGTGGGCTCCCCCTCCGGATCGAGGTCCTCAAAACCCTCAAGGTCGAGATTCACGTGCATCTCGAGCAGCGTGTAGGTCTTGTCCATGTAGGTCTTGGACGTGCCCTGCAGCTCGTCGACCTTTTCGCGCACTTGATCGACAGGTTCGTCGCTGGCAATCAGGTCGATGTCCCGGTACATCCCGGCGACCTGCATCTTGCGGATTTCGTTCTTGTCCATCCGCAGGCGGTGGGTAGCTCGCGGCGTCGTGTAGAGGTCCGTAGCCATGTACGGAACGACAAGGTCCTGCGCCGGGATGAACTTGGCCACCGCGCGCTGCAGACCCACGTCCCAGTAAACCTTCTTGAAGCAGGAGCCTGAGAGGGGCAGATAGAACAGGAGCTGGTCCATGTCCGGGTCATATTCTTCCATGACCTCGGTGATCTCGTAGTTCATGAAGTCCCGGACCCGGGCCGCCTGAGCCTCGCGCTCTGGGTCCTGCATGCCCATGACGCCCGTCTTGACCGGGCCGCCTGCGGGCAGGAGCTCCTTATAGGCCTGCGCCTGAAACTGGGTGACAGACTCGGAGATGAGCGGGTGTGTCACGCCCGACGCGCCTTGGAAGGGCTCGGTGCGCTCGATGGTCTTGACGCCGAGGAGGTCAAGGCCGTTGGTGTAGGCCTCTTCCCACTCTTCGCGGGACAGAAGGTCGTCCTCGTAGGCGGCCGTCAGGTCAGAGGCGATCTCGCCAAGGTAGGAATCCTCGAGGTATTCGGCGAGGTTGGCGTCGTGCGGAATTTGTACCTCGGACTCCATGGCCATGAGCGCATCCGCAACGGCCTGCACCATCGCGCCGCCGTCCTCGGTCTCCGTGACAATCGCCCCGCCCGAAAAGTCTTCGGCCCCGGGCATCGAGAACTCGACCTGAGGAACATCCTCGTCCATGCCGCCCTGCATGAAGCCGCTATCGGTCAAGGAACCTGCCATACGAGGTGCGACAGCCATCAGTAATACTCCCGTTTGCGTGGGATAAAGTCATCCCCTACGTCTTCGCCTTCAAGTGCCACAAATCCGCCCTGACGGAAACGCATTAGAGCCAGCGTCATGCTATCACAAAAGTCGTCATGATCGCCATTGGGAAAAGAAGTGACTTCTTCGATCACGTCTTCCGAGAAACTCTTGGCCTCCGGGGCCCATACCATACCCGCCTCGAAGAGCGGCGCAACCATGTGCATCCGGCTCACCTTGTCCCGGCCGCCGCCCCGGCCGCCCGGCGAAAAGCCAAGGGCAGGGATGTTCTTCAGGCGCAACTCGTCAATGAGCGGCTGACCTGTGGCCTTGGCTTCAACGAGAACCATGTCAGGCTGCCAGTACTCGTGCTCGTCGAAGGCAACCTGTTTGAGCTCCGGAAAGCTCCATCGGCCTCGCTGCGCGTCGAGCAGGATGATGTGGTCGGGGCCATCTATCTCCGGCTTGAAGATTCCCCACGTCGTGATCGCCGAATAGTCGGCACTCTCCTTCTTTGAGAACGCGGTATCGTAGGCCTGAAGGACATAGTCCAAACGCGGGATGTCTTCCTTCTCCCACATGCGCCACCAGTCCTTTCGGATGATGCCTGCGTCAGACGTCGTCGGCTGTTGCTGCCACTGGGCCGACCACTTGGCCGCAGGAAGCGAGGCCTTGATCGACAGAAGCGCGTTCTTTTCCCAGAACTCCGGCCAGAGCGGATCGCCCGACGGCATGATCGCGGGGAACTCCACGACCTCCCACTGGTCAGACATGATGTCCGAACCCTGCGCCTGAAGCAGGCGGCCCGTCAGGTCTTTCTTACCCCAGCGGGTCATAACGACGATGATCGCGCCGCCGGGCTGCAGACGCTGGCGGGGGCCCGAGGTGTACCATTCGTAGGCGTGGTCAAACGCCGTCTCGGACAAGGCGTCCTGTTCCGAATGCGGGTCGTCGATGATGAAGAGGTCGGCACCGCGACCCGTCACAGCCGCGCCCACACCCGCAGCGAAGTATTCGCCGAGCTGGTCTGTCTGCCATCGGCCAGCGGACTTTGAGTCTTCCTTGAGGTTCGTCTTCGGGAAAATCTCTGCGTACTGGGGGTTGTCGATCAGGTCTCGGACCTTGCGGCCGAAGCGGACGGCAAGCTCTGTGTTGTGCGTGGCCTGAATAATCTTGAGCTTCGGGTTCCGGCCAAGGAACCACGCTGGCATCAGATACGACGCGAACTCCGACTTCGAGTGACGAGGCGGCATGTTGATGATCAGGCGCTTGAGCTCTCCTCGCGCAACACGCTCGAGCTTTTCGGCGATGATCCGATGGTGTCGGCCCTCGATGAAGTTGTCGTAGACGTGGTGGGCAAACGCCATGAAACTGTCCTGCGCTTTCTCGCGCAGGTCCAGCTTTCGTTTCGCTTCTGTCAGCAGAAGCAGCTCTTTGAGGGCTGCTTCTGGGAGGGTATCGAGGCTCATCGCTTCCTTGTCGGCTAGTTAACTATGTCTGTTTTTGAGTTGTCGGCAACGTGCCGATCCCAATAAAAGGCTCGTAACCTTGGGCTCTCCGACCACCAACAGGCTGGTAGAACGGCGCAACGATTGGACGCACCATTCCTGTACCACTTGTGGTGGGAATACAAGTGGTACTTCCGTCCGTAAACGTATAAAGCCGATAGCCCGGAGGACAGCTCTTGGGACCCGTTGGTGGGGTCGTTGTCTTTCCGTCGTCGGGGCCTGTTGGCCCGGTCGGCCCGGTCGGCCCGGTCGGCCCGGTCGGCCCGGTCGGAAGAACCGTGTCC